CAGCTACAATACCATTAGTGGCATCGAATCTTCTATGTCTATTAGAAGTTGGGGCTGTTATATCCGATCCAAACGCTAGATCATTAAGGTTCTGTCCTGAATTCATTACAGGTCTTAATGCGCCATTGTTTTTAAGGCTATAGCCTACTCCACTTAGAGTTAAGAATGCTAATTGGTCCATTCTGTCAGCCATTGCATAAGCAAGTGCATCTCTTGAATGTTCCCTAAAGTTTACAACAGATTTCTGGTCGTTCATTCTACCAGATAGCCTGTTAGCAAATCTTAGTTGGTCAATTTGCACGACTAAGTCGTACGCTCTTAGGGCCTCTTCATTACCTTCTAGAGTATTGTCACCAACGATACCATCACCAGTCATATCGGCTAAAAGTGTTAATACAGCTCTAGCTCCTTTTTCTGATTGAGTAAGTTCAGATATTCTCTGAACCATTGCGTTAGATCCGCTACCTGCGAATTGGTTAATGAAGGACATATTTCTAGCTACTCGCCAGAAGTCTCTTGACCAGATCGTTAATTGTTCACTGGTTAGAGCAGCAAAGTTTGTATTTGCCATGATAATTTCTCCTTATCATTAAAGTTTAATAACCAGTCGACTTTTGGAGCGACTTTTATCCGTATACCCTATGTCGTTGGGATAACGCTCTCGTAAGTTACGGGTACGAATCCGGCCAGTTTAACGCCCTGTGCTGGCGAAAGCGTATGTTTTACAGGAACGACCCTGGTAAGATATCGCTCTTACGTGCGAACTTATTTTTAAGATAACACAATTTATCCGAAATCTCCACGCATTCTACGCAAAGTTTCAGCAGGTAAAGCGTCAAACTCATCTATAGACAATTTATCTATATCTACTTTCTTGTCGGTTTTATTTTTACCTTTCATAGCAGGCGGTTGTTTTTCAGCCGCTTCTATTTTTCTATTAGTGTTAGCTATTTTCTTTTTCTCTACAATTTTTTTATTAACTGGCTTAGCTGCCGGCTCTGTAGTAGCAGCTTTGCCCATAAGAATATTAACTGATTTTTGTAGTGCATCTGCGCCAGTAAACCCTTGTACTATGTAAGCATCTCTTAGTTCTAAAACTTCGTTTGTTTTATCTTGGTTAAAGTTTGGATCTGCTTGGTTTAGTTCTGGGTAAGTAGCTTCTAACTCTAATGCTTTTGCTTGTAATTGTTGCTGTTCTGTAGACTGAGCTACTGTCTGCCCCATCTTAGCTTGCATCTCAAACATCATTTGTTGTTTTTCAGCTTGCCTAATATCGTTTCGTAACTGCGTAGCTTTTGCGTTTTCTCCTTCCATGATTAAGTTTTGGTACTCTAATTCTTTAGCATCAAAATCAAATTCTGGAGCTTCATTAACGTCTTCTATTTTAGGAGCTAGTGCCTCATCTAGTTTTTTCTGTAAAGCTTTTTGTTTTGCTAATACTTCATCAAACCTAGATTTAGGAATCATTGGTTCTTTTTGAGCAAGTCCTGTCTCATCTGGTCCCTCAGATTGTTGTGTATCTTCCTCATCTTCTGCCAGTAGCTCTTCTTCTGCTGTATCTTCTCCGTCTTCGTCTTCAGCTTCAGCCTCTTCCTCTTCTGGCTCCTCTTCAAGCTCTTCAGATGATTCTTCTTCAACTTCAACATCCTCATCGGTTTCCTCCTCCTGGGTTTCTTCTGGGGTTTCAAAATTCATATCGACCTCAAATACTTCATTGTCTTCTGCGGTCTTTGGGTCTGCTCCGGGCATGCCCTCTAACACGACATCTAATTCTGCTTCTTGGTTGTTCTTAGCCATTATCGGTACCTCCTGTTTTGTCTAAGTTTTTCATTGCTTCGGTAGCCATCTTAGCTGCCGCCGCTGTGTCACTCTGTTCCTTACGCATTTCGTTTGTCAATTGCGACAATCTTTCACGTAAATCGAGCTCTTCACGTTTACCTTGAATTTTACTTTGTAATTCAGCAATCTTCAACTGTGGTTCGCTTTCTATCTGATCTACTTTAGCAACATTTACTGCTGCTTGTGTCTGTAAGTTAGCTACTTCTGCTTCTAGTTTAGCAATTTCAAGCTGCGTACTTCTGATTTGTGATTCCATTTGGAATTTTTGTAGTTGTATCTGTTCTTGCGTTGGAGGCGCATTACCCTCCATTTTTCTAATTCTATCCGCAACATCTGCTTTACGCGATAAATGTGAATACTCTACTATCATGTCGTTTGGTATAGGTACTCCAGCCTGGCGTAGAGAAATAGCTTCTGCAAACTGCATCTCATCAAAGTTATCTCTAGCAGGTGCGCTTGATACTACAACATCGTATTCGCCTAGTTGTAGGTCATTTACAACTTCTCCTTCTGGTGTCATTTCATTTACTCGCAAAGGCACTCTTGATTTATAAGGGTCAGATTCATCTGTTATTTGTATAACTCTTTCTTCTGTATAAAAACTTTGCACTAGGCTTAAAATAGACTCTGCTAAATACTGCCTAGTTTTTGCTAAGTTAGTAAGAGGCACTTGCAACATAGTAGAGCCTCTGTTTTGTTTCTGTTGTATAGCTACACCAGATACTTCTGCGCTATCCATACCTAACATTGCATCTGTAATACCGCTGATTTGTTTAATATTAGCTGCTGCTTTTTGTCCTAGTCTATCTAGTCCAGTAGGTATTTGGTTAGGCGGTATTTTTGCCGGTGGTGTAGACCCACGGTTAAATTCTAATACTAAGCCAGTTTCTGCTCCGTGTTCTTCTAGATCGTCTGCAGTCATGCCCGCAAGCGAACCGTTTTCTACAATCCAACCGCTGTTTGCAGTTGTATTTACTATATGCAATTCTTGTGATGTTATTTTGTTTAGTTGTTCCTGCGGTGACAACAAGTTACGGACCATGCCGAACGGTTTTCCTCTACGAAAGTATGGAAAATACGGAACGATAGTAAAATTTTTATACGGGGACCAATCATCAAAAAGAACTACAGTATCTGCAGTTACAGTCCACCTTACTTTTCTAACTGTCTTAGTCATTATGTCTAAGCCAAACTGGTCCGCAAACTCTTCTCTTTTTTTCTTGCTCCAATTATAAGGGACGTCGCGCATGTCACCAGTAACAGGGTCTAAGTAAAACATACAATCTTTTAGCCTATAATACTGTCGTTCTATTACTCTTATAGCCCTAAGCATTCGTGCGTTCTCTGGATCCCCAGGGAACTGTTGTCCGTAATTGTGTTCGTCTGTATCTCCATATCTTTCTTCTTCGTATTCCATAGAGTCAGCGCCTAAAGTAGTACCTGTTTCAGCTAGCATTCTTAATTTATCTGCTTTGTCTTGACCGTACACTTCTTCTACTTCATCTATACTCATCCACTTGCTTTCAAATATTTCGTTCCAAGTTCTTGGGTCATAATGTTTTGCGTCGGGGTCGATAAGAATGTCTAAAGGGTCTTTTGCTTCTACTCTTACTTCACCCTGTACGTGGTCAGAAAAATCTATACGTACATCAAAATATCCTCTGTCTTGTATTAACCCGTCAGAAAACACTTGGTTTTCTATCCACTCTAGTTTGTTATTGTCTGCTATTTGAGAATAAACCTGGGTTAAAACATCTGCAGTTTTTTGATTGCCCCCACCTCTAGGTTTAAATTGTATGTCTGCTTTTTTCGTGCTTTGTTCCCCTAACACGGCATTAATTGTAGGGAGTATTGTATTTATAGTTAGTGCGGGCCTACCCTGATCGTCGAGTTGTTGCATGTCAAACTCATCCCACTGGTCCCCTCTATAATACATGTCACATTTTTTAGCCATGTCTATGTATTCTTCATGGCCGCTGTCGCGGGCTCTGGTGTAGCAATCCCACTGGCTTTTTGCTAGAGACAACTCTTCCGCTTTGTTAAGATTTTTCTTTATTTTTTTCTTATATGCCATACTATGCACTCATTGCCGATTTCTTTTTCGGTCCTTTTGCTATATATCTTAACTTATCTCGCCAAGAAGGTATATGTTCTGGCGCCTCATAAAAAGTTGCATACTCTGTCATCATTAAACCAACCCATGCCAAAGCATCAACTTGATCGTCATGCACGCCGTTAGGAAAACGTAAAAGCTCAGCCACCATTGGCCCCGTCCAAGCGGCATCTTCTGGGAGGAAAACTTTACCCTGTTGCATTCTACCCTGGATCGCTCTAGCTCTAGCTTCTTTGTCACGTCGCCCTACTTTTAGATCTTTAAAATACGCAGAATGTAATTGTCTTTCTGCTACCCTTTTTTGTAGAAAAGGCCCGATAGCCATTTCTATGTGTCCTTTTTCTATTCCAACTATACTAGGCCTCCACTGTTCATAAAAGTCTAATATTTTTTCTACTAACTCAAAACCGTCGTACTTGCCACGGATAACATCTACAACATACATATTGTCGTATTCATCAATACCTATAGTTATGCCCACAGAAAAATCGTTCCTGTCGCGTTGCCCTATAGCCAAATCCCACGCCGTATAATACCGAAGTCTATCATATTCTATTTCGTCTGGCTCAAAATACTGAATCATATCTCTAGTAAAATAATCACCATCATCTGATACGGGGTTCTGTTGATACAGAGCACTCCAATCTCTAGGCCCAATAGCTTTTTGTATTTTCTCTAAAGATTCTACATTGTACCTTTCTGGGTGTAGTGAATCCCCTTGGCTTCTGAACTCCTCATCTTCTTCGGCTATTGCAGGGTATTTAACTACTTCCCAGTCATCGGCTCCATTTTCACTAGCAGTTAATAGTCTGCCAGCTAAATCATCATCGTGCCATCTCGTTAAAATAACTAAAATACCGCCACCAGGAGCTAAACGTGTATACGCGGTCGAAGTATACCAATCCCAGGTCGCTTCGCGGCTGTTTTCAGACTCTGCATCTTCTCTATTTTTTACAGGGTCATCGATTAATAGTATATGGGCACCTTTACCCGTGATACCACCACCAACACCAGCTGCAACGTAGCCACCACCGTGTGTAGTTTGCCAAGACTCTACAGATTGCGAGTCTTTATCTAGTTTTGTGTCTTCAAATACGGTTTTATAATTAGGTTCTCTTAAAACTTGTCTAACTTTCCTAGAAAAACTCATAGCTAAAGATCCAGAATACGAACAACTAATAAATTCGTGCCCTGGGTTACGCCCGAGATGCCAAGCAGGGAAAGCAATACTAGCCAAGGTTGATTTGCCGTGACGAGGAGGCATAAACAGCATAAGCCTTGGGGATTTCTTATCTGCTACGTCCTGGCTAAATTTTTCTAGCCTTTTACAGATGTCTTTGTGTACCCAACCTGCTTGGTAATCAGGATTAAACTTTTCTACAAACGGAATCATGCGTTTTCGCGACAAAATACGCCTTGCAAGCTCTTGTTCGGCCTTAACTTGCGCTTTTTCTTGTTTTTTTGCTTCTTTTTCTTGTTTTTTAGGCATAGGAAGCTGTTCTGCCTCGTCTGCAGCGCAATAAACGCACAAACCTTTAGGCAAAACAAGGTTATCTGCTAAAAGTTTCTTACATTTATAGCATTCTATCTTTGGAAGCTCTGTCACTACTTTTTCTTTTTCTTAGCTGCTTTCTTTTTCTTTTTAACTGGCCCTCTAGGGTAGCCTTTTCCATAGCCCATGCTTTTTCTCCTTTATTAACACTTCCAGCGCCTACGCGCTTGCCTAATTCTTGAATTTGGGTCGTTTCTCGTTTTAGCAGAGCTTCTTTTTAGCTGTCCTGCACTCCTAGCGCAATAAGATTTACGTCTTTTTGCTGCTTTTGAGCCTTTTTTGACTTTTCCGGTAACTGCTGTCTTTAATTTAGAGCCTGGGTTCGCTTTTCTATACGCAGCGACCCCTTTTTTGGTCATTCCTGCGCCGGATTTGGTTTTTCGGTAGTTTCCGCCCTTACCCGTAGTTTTTCTTATAGCTTTTGCTCTTTTCCTAGGCATTATTTTCTCTTACTCTGTGATCTCTTTATAGCTTTATTTGTAGGAGCTCCTTTTGCGCCTTTTTTACGCATAGGTTTACCTTTTTTTCTTTTTTGGGCTATGTTGTACCACAAACCTTTTTTAGCTGTCCTACCATCTTTAGTTTTATGTGTTTTCTTTTTTGCTGGCATTACTTCTTTCCCCCTTTGTACGACTTCTTAGTTGTACCTTTCTTCTTGCCTTTTTTCATCTTCATGCTTTTTGGTTTTGCGTTTATACAATGTGCCATAGTTATAACCTCACAATATCGTTAATATCATTTTTCGGAACTACAAACCGCGAAAGGAAGGGTACTTCCGATTTTTCATTATCACCCGCCCGCCTGGGTCCGAGCTCTATATTAAATAGTTTACCATTAACTTGTAGGAAAGCGTCAACATATTGTTTAACTGTATATGATTTACCCGAGCCGATTGGTTCTATTTGTTTTGTTCCAGGTTGCCCAACTGCAGATACTATTGCTGCGCACAAGTCGTCTACGTGCACATAGTCTCTGACACAAGTGCCGTCGTCCGTATCGTAATCGTTTCCAAAAATAGTAAAACTTTTTGACTCTATTGCAGCTTGCGTTGCCGCATACAAACCTTCTGGGTTCGTTGGCGTCCGACCACCGACATTAAAGAAACGAAAAATTGTATAGTCCGGACAGTTCTCTTTTACTATTTCTTCGGCAGCTAACTTAGATAGCGCATAAGGTGACGTAGGATCGTACGCCGCACCTGTGGATGCTAAAAGAAATTTTGCGTTGGGGAATTTTTCTATTACGTTTTTTGTGCCGACCAGATTTGTATAAAAGTAGGCTGTAGGTTTTTTAACGCTTTCGCCTACTTTTACTAACGCTGCTAAATGTACTACTACATCTACACTAGGATCTATGTCGTTGGCCGCACGTCGGATGTCCCAATCTTCTATGTCGAAGGTTAAAAGTTTAATCCCTTGTTTGGTTTTTAATTGTTTTACTAGCTCGGTGCCTATATAACCCCTGGCGCCCGTTACTGCTACAATCACTTCTGCGGTTCTAAGTAAGACATATCTACTCCGGCTAGTTTTAAAAGCTCGGAATCCGGCAGTCGTTCTAG